CAACTCCTCCTTAGAGCGTCTATTGAGGAGTTCTCAAGCAACTGTAGATTCATCTTCACTTGCAACTACAAGAACAAGATTATTGACCCCTTACATTCACGCTGCAGTGTTGTTGAGTTTTCTATTAAGGGTAAAGAAAAAGTAGCAATCGCAGGATTGTTTTTCAAAAGATTACAACAGATATTAGAATTAGAAAAGATACAATATGATGCTAAAGTTTTAGCAGAGATTATCAATAAACATTTTCCTGATTGGAGAAGAGTATTAAATGAATGTCAAAGATATTCTGTAGGTGGTAAAATAGATAGTGGCATATTAGCTGCTTTTTCAGACGTTGCTGTAAATGACCTTATTAAAAATCTTAAACAAAAAAACTTTTCAGAAGTTCGTAAGTGGGTTGTCACAAACTTGGATAATGACTCTACTGTTTTACTTCGTCGTATTTACGATAGTTTATATGATTCATTGGAGCACCATAGCATCCCTGCGGCTGTCCTTATTCTGGGAAAATATCAATTCCAGATAGCGTTTGTTGCAGACCAAGAAATTAATCTTCTTGCTTGTTTAACAGAAATCATGGTAGAGTGTGAGTTCAAATGAACTGTTGGGGATTCCTTGGATTAGCACTATTCTTAAGTGGCATACTATCAGGTTTTGTTGCTTACTATTCAATTATGGAGACTTATTTTAAATGACTAAACTTATTTCAAAACGAGAAAAAATCAGAGCACAAATGAAGAGTCGATGGTATTACATCTTTTGGGGATCTGCAACTCTTGCAGTTGTAGCAGGACAGATCTATGTGGGATCAGGATTTAGAAGAATGGCAGATGCTATTCAAAGAGTCCTTGACGCACCCCTTATGATAGAGATACCAGATATAGTTCCCCCATACGAAACAGGGCCACGATTCTATGAGGATAAAATGATTATACGATGATTATTAGTGAGAAAGATGCTACATGGGCTGCTGATGAATTTATTAATTACTTTGGTAGATTTTCTACCATAGAAGATTACATTCGTATTACTAAAGAGGCAGCAGTAAAAGAAAGAGGTAACTCAATTGTTTCTCTGAAGGATGAGTTCTTTGATGAAGATATTCATCCAGACGAGATGGAATTTGATGTCAAGTTTGTTGGAGATAGATTTCAACAGTCTGTTCCTCAACAATACTTTCATGAACTTTTAACTGCAACATCTTCTCATATCATAGAACATAACATACCAGGTAGAGAATTACGTTGGATTGTATATGAAAAGAGAACACAACAGATAATAGGGTTTATTCGTTTTGGATCACCAGTAATTAATTCCAAACCAAGAAATTTATGGTTGGGTCAACCAGCAAATTTATCTTTATTAAATCGTCATACTTGTATGGGATTTGCAATAGTTCCATCTCAACCTTTTGGATACAATTATCTTGGCGGTAAATTACTTGCATTATTATGCTTATCTCATTTCGCAAGAGAAGAAGTAAGTAAAGTATTTGAAAAAGATATTGCTTTGTTTGAAACTACTTCGTTGTATGGCTCTACGACCTCTGCATCACAGTATGATGGTCTTAAACCATTCATGCGATTCAAAGGTTTGACCGATAGTAAATTCCTTCCTCTACTTCATAACAAAGCATTTCATCGTCTTCATGATAGATTCACTTATTTAAATAATAATACACCTCTCACTGAAAATAGAGCATCATCTAAAAAGATGAAAAGACAAACTAGAATGATATCCATCATTAGAAATAGTTTGAAGAATGAAGAGAAGTTAAAAGAGTTTAATGATGTAATTGCAATGGCATTTACTTTGACTCAAAGAAAAAGATTTTATATTTCAGATTATGGATATAGTAATGTTCGTGAAGTTATTCGTGGTGATCAAGATAAATTAATTCGTGGTCAAAACTGGGATAAGTTTTATTTAGAAAATATGATTAAATGGTGGAAGAAGAAAGCAAGTAAAAGATATGAAAAACTAAAAAAAGAAAATCGCTTTAGATCTGGAGTTGAACTCTGGTCTGAAGATGACAACATACAAATTATACGATGAATAAAATTTCTCCTAAACACTATCAACGTGGAAAGATACAGGTATGGGATTTCATAGCTGATCAACAACTAGATTACTTTTCTGGCAACGTGATTAAATACGTTTGTCGTGCAGGTCATAAAGATGATGAGTTGACCGATCTTAAGAAGGCAAAAGCCTATATTGATAAAAGGATTGAATTGTTGTCATGAAAAAAATGTGGAGAATCTGGGCAAAGGCACTAGGTGACAAATCAGGTAAGAACGATAGAGAGGCAGACTTTGTTGCCATTATCCGAACCTTTATTTTCCTGCAATTAATTATTACAAACTGTTTTATTGTCGGTGGTAATATCCGACATTGGAACGATCATCACATTCCTCCCTCATATACAATAAGCAAATGAAAAAATTTGATGTTCATGTTATTGACAATGCTTTAGATAGAGATTCTAATGTCTCTGTTTGTAGAAGTGCTGTAGAGAATGATGGTAAGTGGGCTACTCCTGTAGATGATTTGGATATCTATTGGTTTGATTGGGATCAAGATCATCCATGCAAAAAAGAATGTATGACCCTACTAGAAATAGGTGGTAAATATATTGATATATCATCTGCTATCGGATATGAAACATGGATTCGTATTAATACTCGTCCTGCAGGATGGCACTGTGATCAAGATGACAGAATGAATCTAACGCAAAATAAAACCTCCTACCCACTTTGTTCGATGGTTTATTACCCTTATGTTGATGATGATTTAAAAGGTGGTAGATTGGAATTTGAAGATGGTCAAATAATTATACCAAAGACAAATAGATTAGTTGTATTTGGGCCAGGCATACGTCACAACGTAGAAGAGAATTATATTGGGGATAGAATTTCATTAGCACTTAATCCATGGCCAGAACCAATATGTCAAGAACTTTGTTTCAAAGATGATTATGAAGAGAGTCAAAGAAAAAGATTAGAACAACAAAAATTAGATATGGAAAACAAATGACTGAACTAAAAGATTGGTTGAATTCTATCAACTTTACAAAAAAAGATTTGATCGCTGAAGATCCTGATGCTATCAACAAATATCCTCCATATATCATCAATCGTTGTTTGTCTGGGCATCTTGATTGTATTATGTTTGCTAATGAGATGAACATACATAATCATTTAGATAAGGATCTTCAATATTCTTTTTATCTAAATAC